ACACCATTAGGTGTAGAACTTCAAGCTACTGGTGAAAACGCTGGTACATGGGGTACTAAAACTAATACTAATTTACAAATTTTAGAACAAATATCTGGTGGATTTACACAACAAGCATTAACAAGTGGTGGCACAGTTAATTTATCTGTTTCTGATGGATCAACAGGTGCAACTTTATCTCACAGAATGATTGAGTTTACCGGATCATTATCTGGTAATGCAGTTGTTACGATACCTTTAGATGTACAAACTTTTTATATTTTAAGAAATTCTAGCTCTGGAGCTTACACGGTGCAATTTAAATATGTAACTGGATCAGGAGATTCTTTCACTTTTTCAGCAACAAACAAAGGCGATAAAGTAGTTTTTGCATCAGCTAATGATAGTACAAATCCAGATATTATTTCTGTTAACACAGGTATCACAGATGTTGTTTCTGATACTTCACCACAATTAGGTGCTGATCTAGACACTAATAGTTTTAATATAGCGTTTGATGATGCACATGGAATTAATGATGAAAATGGTAACGAACAAATAATATTTCAAACAACTAGTTCAGCAGTTAATCAACTTGATGTAACTAACGCTGCAACGGGTAATCCACCTAAAATATCAGCAACAGGTGGTGATACAAATATTGATTTAGATTTAGAAGCAAAAGGAACAGGTCATTTAACTGTTAGAGGTAATGATAACGCTGGTGCTATACAATTAAATTGTGAATCTAATTCACATGGTCAAATAATAAAATCTCAACCACACTCAGCAGGTGTTACAAATGAAATGTTACTACCTGCAGGATCAAGCTCAACTTTAGTATCTTTAGTATCTACAGATACACTTACTAATAAGACTTTAACGGCTCCAAAGATTGCAGATGCAGGTTTTATTGCAGATGCAAATGGAAACGAACAAATTATATTTCAAACAACATCTTCAGCAGTAAACGAATTAGAAGTGACTAATGCTGCAACAGGAAATAATCCTGCTATTGCTGCATCAGGTGGTGATACAAATGTTGGTTTAGAATTTACAGCAAAAGGATCTGGATATATTAAATTTAATGACTTGGCTTATATTCCACAACAAGCACTAACATCTTCATCGAATGCTGTAGCTTGGGATGTGCAAGCAAAACCAAATGCATATCATCTAACAACAGAAAACACTACATTTTCTGCACCAACTAATTCAGTTGAAGGTTCATTTATCTGTCTAGAAATTAATTACAATGGTTCACACACAATTGCATTTAACACGATATTTGAATTTGCAGCATCAACTGCACCAACATTTACATCAACAGATGGTAAAACAGATATTCTTGTGTTCAGGTATAATGGCACTGTTTGGCAAGAAGTAGGCAGAACATTAAATTTAAGTGAAAGTTAAAATATGTACGCATTAGTAAAAGATGATTCAATATCAAAAATAATTACAAACCCTAAATCAATAATTATAGGAGATGTAAGATACCCAGCTAAAATATTTCAGTTATGGTCAGCTTCAGAATTAAACGCAATAGGTATTTATGAAGTAATTACAGATTCAACAAATAAAAAAGACGAAGCATACTACATCAATACTAATGAAGAATATACTTATGCAGATGGTCAAGTTACTAGATCATGGGGAATTGCTACACCAAAACAACTAGAGGATAAAAATGCAACAGACGAAAATGGTGTTGAATTAAATCCTGTTGTGGTCATCGAAGGATTAAAAACACAAAAGAAAAAAATTGTGAAAGCACAAGCATCAGGGTTATTAGCACCTACTGACTGGCATGTAATAAAAGCAACAGAAATATCAGAATATAGTGTCCCAGAAAATATTACAACGTTTAGAGCAGATGTTAGAAGTAAATCAAATGAAATGGAAACTCAAATAGATGCTTGTAATAGTGTTGATGAATTAGAAACATTATACACATACACAAGACAAGAAGACGGAACAATTACAAGACCTTTAGCAGAATTTCCTGAAGAGGTTATTTAATGTCATTACTCATACCGGGAACTAACTCCATAAAAGATACAGGATATGAAGTAACCAACTCATTAAGAGTAGATACTGCGGCTAACGATCATTTAAGCAGAAGTATATCAAGTGCTGGTAGTGGTCAAATATGGACAGCTTCAGCTTGGTTTAAAAGATCAGTATTAGGTCAATCAGCATCAATATATTGTTCTTCTAAATCTGATACTACTGCAAATTTTAGATCCTTATTTATAGAAGGTGCAGATAGAGTTCAATGTGCTTTTTATGATGGTGGATATACTTTTCAAGTTGAAACATCTGCTTTATTAAGAGATCAATCTGCTTGGTATCATATAGTTACGGCAGTAGATACAACACAAAGTACAGATACAAATAGAGTTAAAATATATATTAATGGAACTTTACAAACTTCATTTTCAACTGCAAATTATCCATCACATAATTCTACATTAAATTTTTCTGGAACTGATATAAAACAATTAGTAAGTTCTTTAAGAGATGGGTCAAGTATTCATAACTCTGGCTATATTGCAGAACTTCATATATTAGATGGTGTAGCCAAACAAGCATCTGATTTTGGAGAATATGATGAAGATAGTCCTACGATTTGGAAACCAAAAGCATATGATGGGAGTTATGGTACAAATGGTTTTTATATGGAATTTAAAGAATCAGGAACAAGTGCTAATTCAAGTGGAATAGGTGCTGATACATCAGGAAATAATAATCATTTTTCAGTTCATAACATTACAGCATTGAATCAATCAACTGATACTTGCACAAATAATTTTGCAACAATGAATCCTTTAGATAATTATTATTATAGCACTGCATTTAGTCAGGGTAATTTAAAACTTACATTTAATGCTTCAAACTATGGTTGGAATACAAGCACATTTGGACTTTCACAAGGTAAATGGTATTTAGAAATAAAAATAGTTTCAGGTTCAAGTCATACAACAGGTATCGTGGATAGATCGCCAACTGCAAGTCAACAAGATTTATCTGCTCAATCATTTTCTTCTCAATATGGAGTAAATGGTACTGCATACGTCAATGGTAGTTCATCAGCATCATATTCAACTTTTACCAATGGAGATATTATTGGTATTGCTTTAGATTTAGATAATAACAAACTTTATTATTCTAAAAATGGTACTTTTCAAGGTAGTAGCGATCCATCTGCGGGTAGTGGTGGTTTAAGTATAACTGATCCTACATCAGTTCCAAATGGATTTTATTTTATAGCTGTTGGTGATTCTGGCACAAGCGGAAATCCTGTAAGTGAAGTTAATTTTGGTTCTCCAACATTTTCTATTTCATCTGGAAATAGTGATGCTAATGGTTATGGAAACTTTGAATATTCTGTACCCACAGGATTTTATACTATTAACACAAAAAACTTAGCGGAGTTTGGATAATGGCTTATACAACTATTGATAATTCAGCATCTCACTTTAACACAGTTACCTATACAGGTAATGTAGATCATTCATCAGCAAATGGCTCACAAGCTATAACTGGTGTTGGATTTCAACCTGATTGGATTTGGATCAAACCCTATGTCTTGGGTTATGCTGCTGGTTCTCATAATTTAACTGATAGTGTTAGAGGAGCAGGAAAATCATTATTTGCTGATTTGACAGGTGCAGAGTATGACTATGGAACAAGTGCAAATGGTGGAGCTGTTATTGCAATTGGTAGTGATGGATTTACTTTAGGTGGTGCATCACAAGTAAATGAAGATAGCAATACTTATGTAGCTTGGAATTGGTTAGCTGGAACATCTGTTTCAGGTAGTACAGGGGGATCAGGTACTTCAAAATCTTATTCTGGCTCTGTTAATACTACATCTGGCTTTTCCATTATAACATACGTAGGAAATGGTACTGCTGGTCATACTGTTCCACACCATTTAGGTGCAGTACCACGAATGATAATTGTAAAAGGTAGAGATCAAGTTGAAAACTGGACAGTTTATCACGAAGGACTTACAAGTAATAATTATGCTTTAAGATTAAATGATCAAGCTGCACAATTTTCACAAACTCTTTCTTGGAATGACACAACACCAACATCGAGTGTATTTACTTTAGGTGGTGGTGCTGGAACAAGTGATTATACAAATAGAGATGGTATTAATATGATCGCTTATTGTTTCGCAGAGAAAAAAGGTTATTCAAAATTTGGGTCCTATGTTGGCAACGGAAATGCCGACGGAACGTTTGTTTTTTGCGGCTTTCGTCCAGCTTGGCTCATGATAAAATCTGCCAGTTCCGCATCTACAAGTTGGGTAATGCATGACAATAAAAGAGATACATTCAATGTTGCAAAAAATAATTTAGATGCTGATAATGATTCTGCACAAGCAAGTGCAGATAGGTTAGATATATTATCTAATGGTTTTAAAAGTAGGTCAACTTTAAATTTTAATAATAAAAGTGGAGATACATACATCTACATGGCATTTGCAGAATCACCATTTGTAAATTCTAATGGTGTACCAAATAATGCGAGGTAAATGTGTTACAGAAAATAGGATTTGCACCTGGAATAAACAAACAAATTACAGCGACAACTGCAGAGGGTCAGTGGATCGATTGTGATAATGTACGTTTTAGATATGGCACTCCTGAAAAAATAGGTGGTTGGAAACAATTAGGTGAAAGTAATTTAACAGGTGCAGGACGTGGTTTACATCATTTTGTAAATAGTCTTGGTAGAAAGTATGCAATCATAGGAACGAATAGAATTTTATATGCATATTCAGGTGGTGTGTTTTACGATATACATCCTATTAAATCTACAACTACTCTTACTAGTGCGTTTACCACGACCAACGGATCAACATCTGTTACAATAACTTTTAGTGGAGATCATGGTATATCTGCACAAGATATAGTTTTATTAGATAATTTTAGCACAATAACAAATTCTAATTTTTCATCTACAGATTTTGATAACAAAAAATTTATGGTGACAACAGTTCCTAATGCTACAACTATTACAGTTACGATGCCATCAGCAGAGTCAGGATCTGGTGCAACAACATCAGGTGGTATTAGAGTACAACACTATTATCCTGTAGGACCAGCAGTTCAAGCAAAAGGTTTTGGTTGGTCTCTTGGAACTTGGGGCGGTGAAGAAGTAGGAGCTTTTACTACCACATTATCTGGTGCTATTAATTCATCTGCAACCACTGGTATTACGTTAGCAGACCCATCACAATTTCCAGACTCTGGTACAAACTTTGTTTTAATAGGCACAGAAGAAATATCTTACACAGGTATTAATTCATCTAATGAATTAACAGGTGTAACAAGAGGCGTAAGAAATACAACAGCAGCATCTCACGGTGCTGGAGATACAGTGACTAGCACAGCAAACTATGTAGCATGGGGTGAAGCTGCATCTGGTGATTTAGTGTTAGAACCTGGTATGTGGTCACTTGATAATTTTGGTGATAAAGCTATTTGTTTAATACATGACAGCGCTGTATTTGAATGGAACTCTGCTGCATCAGGTGCAACAGAAACAAGAGCCGTAATTATAACAGGTGCACCAACAGCATCAAGACACATGTTGGTATCTACACCTGATAGACACTTAGTATTCTTTGGAACGGAAACAACTATTGGAGATACCTCTACACAAGACGATATGTTTATTAGATTCTCAGACCAAGAAGATATTAATACATACACACCTACAGCAACTAATACAGCTGGCACACAAAGACTGGCCGATGGATCACAGATCAGAGGAGCTATCAGAGGTAGAGATTCAATTCTTGTTTGGACTGACACAGCTTTATTTACAATGCGTTTTGTTGGTCAACCATTTACATTTGCTTTCGCACAAGTTGGGACACACTGTGGACTTGTTGGACAAAATGCTTGTGTTGAGGTTGATGGTTCTGCATATTGGATGTCAGAGAATGGTTTCTTTAGATATGCTGGTAGATTAGAGTCATTACCATGTTTAGTAGAAGACCATGTTTATAATAATATAAATTTAGAATCTGGTAATCAAATGGTATCTGCAGGATTAAATAATTTGTTTGGTGAGGTCATGTGGTTTTATCCAACAACCGGATCATCCGTTGTAAATAGAATGGTGTGTTATAATTATTTTGATTCATCAACACAAAGACCTGTATGGACTGTTGGTACATTAGCTAGAACCATGTGGGAAGACTCTGCTATTTTTGGTAAACCACACGCACTAGAATATGATGCAGGCACAGACACATCGTTTGATGTAGTAGGAAACACGGAAGGTAGAACAACATACTATGAACACGAAACAGGAACTGATCAAGTAAAAGGTGGAACTGTAACAGCTATTACAGCTAATATTTTATCTGGAGATTTTGACATTACAGCACAAAGAGCACCAACTGGTCAACAAACAGGAGTTGCAACGTTTAGAGGAGATGGTGAATTCATAATGAAGATACGAAGATTTATACCTGATTTTATATCACAAACGGGTAACACAAGGGTTACTTTAAATTTACGAAACTTTCCAAATGATACATCAGCTAGTTCTTCACTTGGACCATTTGATATTAGTTCTTCTACTCAAAAAGTAGATACTCGTGCAAGAGCAAGGGCTATAGCATTAAAAGTAGAAAATACAGGATCTGCTCAAAGTTGGAAGTTAGGAACTTTTAGATTAGATACACAACCAGATGGACGTAGATAATGGCAAAAATAGTACAAGTATTAACAAGACCAAGTAAAGAATACGACTTGCTTACAGCAGAAGCACAAGTTAGAGATCTTGATGCTATTGTAGAAAAATTAAATACAACGTTTCAAGAAGAATTAAAAGAGGAGGTAGAAGCATTTAACTTCTTTTTACAATAATGGCTAATAGTTTTATAAATAAAAAAGCAGATCTAACAACAACAGATTTAACTACACTATATACGGTGCCTAGTTTTAAAACTGCTGTTGTTAAATCATTGTTAGTATCTGAAGATGCAGGATCAGGATCTACCATAACAATAACTTTGGTAAATTCTAGTGGCACTATATTTAATTTATTTAAAGATAAAGCTATTGCATCTAAAGCAACAACAGAACTTTTGACCCAACCTCTTATAATGGAGGAGAGTGAAGTCCTTAAAGTACAGGCTGCTGACGCGAATGAGCTGCACGTCATAGCCTCAATATTAGAAATACAGCCAAGAGAGGTAACAACGTAATGAAAGATATACCAACAATAGAACCAAAAGAGATTATAACAACAATAACAAATATGAAGACAGGCGAGGTATATAAGGATGATGCTGACTGGAAAGCCAAAGGTATACCAGAATCTGACATAAGAAAAGATGTAAGAGTGATTATGCCTAGCCTTGATTTATTTGGAGAAACAAAATAGAATAGAACGATGTCTATAACTAGAGCACAACAAGCAAAACAGATGTTACAAAACGGAGGTCGTATAGGTCTTCGATTTGGAAATAGAGGTCCTGGCGAAGCTTCAAGAGGTCCACAAGGCCCTGCCGGCGGTGCGTCTGCTGGAGGCAACTATGGAGGTAACAGAAATCCATCTCAAGATTATGGTGGTAGAGATGCTAGTGATGATTTTGGTCAGTTTGAAAGAAGACAAAGACAAAACCAAGCATTACAAGGTGCAGGTTTTTTAGGAAAAGATTTAGGAATGAATATTGGTGAACAAGATCGTTTAGCTAAGTTTGGAGATTTTATAAAAGGTGGTGGGATCATAGGAAATTTATTATCAGGTATATTTTCTGGAGGCACCGGAAAAGCAAAACCACCTTCATTTCAGGGCGGTGGCGGTGGTGGTAGTAGTCAAGCAATGGCTAGCATACCCATATGGATGCAATTAGGTTTTAATAGTGAAGCAGAATATTTAGCATCACTACAACAAGATGAAGATAAAGACAAAGAAACAGAAGAAGGTTTACGATTAGCATTCAGAGCCGATGGTGGACCGATAGGTGGTGAATATGATTTTGAATCTGCAAGACAGATGTATGGTTTAGGTAAACTTGTTAAGAAAGTTACAAAAACAGTTAAGAAGATTGCAAAGTCACCTGTAGGTAAAGCTGCATTATTTGCAGTTGGAGCTAACTACGCTCCTACTTTATTTGGAAAACAAACTATTTTAGGACAAATTAAAGGAGCTGGTGGTTTATCACCTTTTTTATTTGGAGCTCCTAAAAGTATGATTGCAGGTCCAATTCAAGGTTTACTTGGAACAGGATCTTCTGGAACCATGGGTCTATTAGGTAAATTAGGTTTAACAAAAGGAGCTGGATCAATGGCTTTAACCGGTAAAGGTATAGCTTCTCTTATAGGAGGAACTTCAGTATTAGGAGCATTATTAACACCAGAACAAGAAGAAGAGGCACAAGAATTATCAAGAGGTGAGGGCATAGACATAGATGCAGCTAGAAGATCTATTTTAGCAAGAGCACAAGGTAATATTCCAAGTGATTTTAGAGCAACAGCATTTAGAGCTGAAGGGAGTCCTAAAGAAGGTGAAAAAGGCATTATGAAAATGGCTTCAGCACCAGATCCAATAGATGCACTAAATGACATGGCTCAAATGTTATTTGGTAAAAACCTAGATCAACTTACTAGTGAAGAATATGATGAGTTACAAGACGCAGCTAGAGACGCTATGGCAGAGGGCGGTAAACCTGAACCTGTAGCTAAAAAGACTATGCCACTATTAGACATGGGTGGTAAAGAAATGGATTTAAGAGATAATGGTGGTTTTGTGCCAATAGGTAGAATGGAAAAAGCAGATGATGTACCTGCAAGATTATCAAAGAATGAGTTCGTATTTACAGCTGACGCTGTTAGAAATGCAGGCGATGGAAATGTAGACAAAGGCGCAGAAGTCATGTATAACATGATGAAAAACCTCGAAGCCGGGGGTGAAGTATCAGAAGAATCGCAAGGCTTAGAAGGCGCACGTAAAATGTTTCAAACATCACAAAGATTAGAGGAAGTATTATAATGGCTGTACAAGAAACTAGAACTTTACCACCACAATTTATTGAAGATTTAGGCAAAGATCTTGCAACACAGATCACGGCCCAATCAGGTGTACCAACCGTAGCCACAGGTATAGCTGGTATTACACAACAAGCTGGTGAATCAGCTGATGATTTTGCAAAAAGACAACAAGCAGCTAGAGAATTTACTACAAGGCAACAAAGTTTAGCAGGACTTGCACCAACCGTTGCAGGTCAAGATAGATTACAACAACAAGCACAACAAATTGCAGAAGCAGGTATTGGTTCTTTTCAACCATTTTTACAACAAGCTCAAGCAGCAGGAACTGCAGCAGGCACAGCATTAGGAGGAATCGGAACAGGAGCACAAGCTTTTCAACAAGATGTTGGACAATTTATGTCCCCATATCAATCACAAGTTATTGATGCTACATTAGCAGAGTTTGATCGTAATAGAGCTATACAAGAACAAGGTATACGAGATCAACAAGCAGCTTTGGGTGTGCTCGGCGCTGGTCGAGCGGGCGTACAACTCGCCGAGTTTGGTACGGGGGCGGCAAGAGAACGTGCATTATTACAAGCAGGACTTTTGCAACAAGGATTTGATCAAGCAGCAACGCAAAGGCAACAAGATATTGCTAATAGATTTAGTTTAGCAGAAGCACAACGAGGTTTAGGTGGTTTTGAAGCAACACTAGGTGGACAACAACAAGCATTAACAGGTAGAGACGTAGCACAACTTGGAACATTGGGCGCATTGAACCAAGCGCAAGCACAGGCACAAGCTGATGCACAAAGAGAAGCAGCAAGACAAGCAGCCTTTTTACCACAACAAAACTTAGATAGGTTTGCAAGTCAGATAACAGGACTAATGGGCGGCTATCCTACATCAGGAATTACACAAACAGCAGTTCCTAATCCTACACCACTACAAACAGCTTTAGGTATAGGTACAACACTTGCAGGTATCTATGGTGCAACTAACCCAACAAGAAATTTATTTGGACCAAAAAATTAATGAATAGAACTTTAAAAAGACCAATGTTTAGAATAGGTGGATCAGCAGGAACTGGTATTACATCAGGATTAGATAAACCAAGAACTAATTATCAAGTTGGTGGAGGAGCTGACGCAAGATTTTTTATAGGAAATAGAATGATGACACAGCCAACAAGCACACCGCAACTAAATAGAACACCAATTCCAACATCATCTACTAGAGAAAGATTGTTAGAGGCTATAGGTGCACAACCTAATAATAGAAACCTATCACAGTTTTTAACAACGTTTGGTTTAAATTTATTATCAACACCACCACAGGGTGGATTTTTTTCTACGGTAGCACAGGCTGCAAAACAACCAACTGATAAGTTATTTGCAGGTATGGATGCAGAAAGAAATCTACAGAGACAAGTGGCGTTAGCTGCAGAAGAATCTGACATCGCGCAAGAACAAGCGATAGCATTACAACTATTAAAAAATGATGAAGTTTCTGCCTTACCATATCAAAGAAAAATACAATATCTAATGGAAAAATTAGGTCTTAATGAGGCAGATGCTATTAGATTCGTAGAAACAAGTAAAACGGATTATACTAAATCAACAGAAGAAGATAAAATTCAAGCTGCTATGAGTAGAATGGCGTCGGCAAATAGATCTCTTGCTGAATATGAAGTTAGATTTGAACCTAACATTCCAACTGAATTTAGAGGTGGAGCAAATAAATTAAATCAAGAAAGAGGAAAATTTCCAAAAAATCCTATAGTGGGTAAAATTTATTATGATAAAGGTAAAGGCAAACTTTATGAGTATAATGGTGGTGATGCAAACGATATAGATTTAGGTTATACGGACGTAACAGAGCAATACAGGTAGGAGGTTGAATGGTTCAACAGGTTTTTCCAGAAGACTATCTCGATCTTAGCCCCATAGAACAAGGACGAGAAACAAATGCAATAGCTGCAGCTGTGGCTGGTTTAGTATCTGGTGTAATAAAAGTTCCAGAAGGTGTTGTATCTTTAGGTGCAGAATTAATAGATGCAGGTTTTGATACAAACACAGCAGAAGAAGTAGAAAAATTTTTTGATAAGGTTAATGTTTTTGAAGAAATAGCTGATGATTCAGCTGTTGGAAAGATAGTAGAAACTTTAGTACAAATAGGTGTGCCAGGAACTATTGGTTTTAAATTAGCAAGCGGTGCGGTCAAAGCAAAAAAAGCTGGTAACTATGCAAATTTAAAAAGTAAAAATTTACAGAAAGCTGCAAAACAGGCAGCAGAGTTTAATAGAAAAGTTGGTAGAAAAAGATTCGTGGCTGGAGTTGCGGGTGGAGCTGCAGGAGAAGCCTTTGTTGCAGATGTAGAGGACATTGGAACTTTTGGTGATGTTTTTGGTGGTGGACCTACGGAATTAAAAGAAGTCACAGATGAGGGTGGTAGAGAGGATGCATTTAAAAAATTAATGAATAGAGCTAAGTTTGGCTCTGAATCTTTATTAATCACACCTTTTGTTTATGGCACAGGTAAAGCATTAAAAGCGGCTGCTACACGAGGTAAAAATATAGAGTTTAGTAGTTCACAATTAGACAAATTTTTTAATACAATATTTTCATCATTAAGAGCTAGAGGTGCAAAACCACAATCAGTATTTGAAGCAAAGATGGCAGAAAAAGGTGCCACTATGGCTGACACTAACAGAGCTATGGAGCTAGTAAGGATTATTGATAAAAACGTAGATAAGATTTTTCCATCTATTAAATCTACATTTGATAAATCAGTGCCAAAACAAAAAGAAAATGTTTTAAGAGAATTAAATGATGCAATGTTTTCTGGAAGTTTAGACAAAGTTATACCAAAAGATGCTTCTAAAAAACTAACAACAACTTTAAAAGATGCTGGAGCTAAACAAGAAACTATTAATAATTTATTTGGTGCTCTAAAAGGTGCAAGAGAAACATTTGTAGATTTAATTAATGCAACATCTAATGCACCAAAAGATGTGCAAACTTTAAAAACTTTAATGGGTAGCAGGGCAAAAGAATATCTTGGCAATACTTACAAAATATTTGAAGATAATTCTGTAATACCTTTTTTAAAATATAAACCAACAGAAGAAGCGATGGAAGAAACCGCAGAGGTTTTTAAAAAATTTGCTAGAGAAAATAGAAAACCAATTACAGATTTTCAAGCCAACACCATGGTAGAAAATGTTGTTAAAAGTGCACAAAAACAAAAGAATGCACCTAGCTTACCATTTAAATATGCAAAAAATACAGCTGAGGATACAGAAATGGACAAGTTATTTAAAAATATTGTAACAGATCAAGTTAGTCCTAGTCGTTTATTAGCTGAGTTTAAAGGATCTGATAAAAAAGTTTTACAAAAATTATTTGGTAAAATAGAGGACCCTAGATTTTCTGTCTATAATAGTATGACAAAACTATCTACAATAGCTAGAAAAAATGAATTGTTTGAAAAATTAGCTCAACAAGATCTAGCAATAAAACGTGCGGTCACTAAGACTACACCTGCTGGATCTAAAGGGTTTTTCTTTGATGATCAGTTTGAAGCTGCAGAAGCTTTACCTAACCAAGATATAGTAGAGTTAGACAAGTATCTGTTACCATTTTTTAAAGATGAGTTTACTGTTAACCCATTAGCTGGTAAATTTACATCTAAAGCAATAGCTGAGGGATTAGGTGATACCTCTAAAGCATTAAAATTTTTATTTGAAGCAAGAGAAGGTGCAACACTGCCAGAACAATTTGTAACCTGGGGTTATAGAAATCTTATATTATTTCCAAAAGCATTATCACAAGTAGCAAAAACCATACTTGCACCAGTCACACACTTTAGAAATTTATTTTCTGCAACAGGATTCTCTGCAGCAAACGGTATATTTTTTGAAAACCCTGCAGTTGTAGGAAAAGCATTTAAAGATGCTTTTGGTAAATTACAATTGCCAGGTAGACAAGGAACAGAAGCTGCAAACGCAGAATACAGAGAGTTGTTAGAATTAGGAGTTGTAAACTCACAAGTACAATTAGGAGATGTTAAAAATCTTTTACGTGATGTTCGTATGGGTGAGAACTTAAATATAGAAAAACCACTAGAGTCTATGATAAAAAAACTTACAGCTGGTGCTGGTAGAAAAGCAAAAGCATTTATGAAAGGTGCAGAGGATTTATACACAGCAGAAGATGATTTATTTAAGATAGCTAATTATGCAGTTGAAAGGTACAGATTAAAAAATGCATATGGTAAAGCTGGAATAAGCGTTACAGAAAGACAATTAAAAGAAGAGGCAGCTGACATTGTAAGAAACACAGTGCCTAATTATGCATATGTGTCTGATACTGTCAGAGCACTAAGACGTTTACCTCTTGGAACTTTTATGTCGTTTCCATCAGAAATATTAAGAACAACAACTAACGCTGCTCAAAGATCTATAAAAGAAATAAAAAATCCGGCGTTAAGAAATATTGGATTAAAAAGATTACTTGGTTTATCAACTGTATTAGCAATTGCTCCATATGGAATACAAAAAGGTTTTCAAGGTATATTTGGTGTATCAAATGAAGAGGTAGATGCACTTAAACAATATCTACCAGACTGGTCCAAAAATTCTACTATCCTACCAATCAGAACAGATAACGGTGATTTGAAATACATAGACTTTAGTCATGGTAATGCATACGACGTGGCTATCCGACCAATACAAACTTTATTAAATGAGGTGCAAAAAGGCATTGAAGACGAAGATGTATTAATGGAAGGTGTATTAAAAGGCATGGCACAGGCCGCTGGTGAACTTGCATCACCATTTATATCAGAGGCAATCTATACAGAGGCTGCACTAGATATTATTGCGAGAGGTGGTAGAACAAGAGAGGGTAGACAACTGTACACAGAGCAAACACCTTCAGGTGAAAAAATAAAAATTATTACTAATCATTTAGCACAAGCGATGCTACCGTTTTCATATCAACAATTAAACAGATTGTATCAGGCAGCTGCTGACAAACCATCTGGACGTGGTGAATTTTTTGAACTACCAGATGAATTACTTGGTTTCGCTGGATACAGAGCTATTAAAGTAGATCCTGTAAAAGCCATGGGTTTTAAGATAGCTGATTTTCAGAGAGGTATTAGAGAATCTAGAGCTTTATTCACAGGAGGATCAGAGTCTGTATTAAGAGGTGGACCTAAAACTGCAAGAGATGTTATTGAAAGATTTATAGAGGCTAATCGAGCTAAATTTAATGTAGAAAAAGAAATGGCTAAAAATATTTTAGCAGCAGATATATTAGGCGCTGATATGGATTTAATTACAAAAGAGTTTGTAGATAGAGGATTAAAAAAATCATATGGAAGATTATCAGAAGCAGTGTTTGAACCATATTTTCCATCAAAAAATATACAAAGAGAGTTTAATGAAATAGCAGAAAATATAAGACAAGATAATCCATTTGAAGATGCTGTCGATGTTTTACAAGATATGTATAGTGATTTTTCAGATTTAGATTTATCAGAAGAGTTTGAGGTTGATATTAATGATTACTTACCACCTACAGGTTTTTTAAGAGATTTATTTGGACAAGCGTTACCACCAACACCAATGCCAAATATACAGCCAACGGCACGACAAATTAATCCAACAACAAACTTGACACGTACGGAGCAGGCCCTATTATCTCCTGAAGAACAAGTAATAGCGAGTAGAACATAATGGCAAGAAAATCGGCATTACAAAAAATTGAATCACACGAAAAGCTTTGCAGAATAATGCAAAAGCAGACGTTTGAACAAATAAAAGAAATGCAAGATCGAATTAAAAGATTAGAGTATTGGATTGTTGGCGGCATGGGAGCCGTATTAATGGTTTTATTAACGGATATAGCATGAATCTTACACGGAACTTCACTCTCTCAGAGTTAATTAAATCGGACACTGCAATACGTAAAGGCATTAATAACAATCCTAACGCAGAGCAGATAGAAAAATTAAAAGCATTATGTGAAAATATTCTCCAACCGGTACGTGACCATTTCGGCAGAGTTAAAATCACTAGCGGTTTTCGTAGCGTAGAATTATGCGAGGCCATCGGTAGCTCAAGTCGGTCACAGCATGCGCGTGCAGAAGCGGCGGATTTCGAAGTTGTAGGTGTAGACAATGCTGAATTGTTTGATTGGATCAAAAACAACCTTACGCCAGATCAGCTGATCTTAGAGTTCTACACTCCTGGTGAACCTAACAGCGGGTGGATTCACTGCTCATGGATACCTGAAGGTAGACGTGCATCGTTCTTACATGCGTATAGATCAGAGGGTAAAACAAAATACAAACCTATACTAGGAAAAGCCAAAGATCTAGTTTAGATCCAAGCTTTTAATTCTTCACCAAGGACTTCAGATGCAATATTTATTTTATCTCTTAAAGCCTTCACAATCTTCTCGTCAACAGTATCCTCACAAATTAAATCAACATATGTCACTGTTTTCTTTTGGCCTATTCTGTGTGCTCTGTCTTCTGATTGTAGTCTCTTTTCTAGGTCATAACCATTAGAATAATAAATTACGGTGTTTGCCTGTGTCAGTGTAATACCATAACCACCCGTTTGTGGTGTGCCTACAATAAATCTACATTTTTTATCTTTTTGAAATTTTTTAATATTTTCTTGTCTTTCATCTTGTGGTGTTAATCCATAATAATCAACCACGGACCCTGGACCATACTCTTTAATAATACTTTCTATTATATTTGTAATATCTCTTTGATAGTTGGCCCAAATAATAGCTTTACCTTCAGTCTCTTCTAACACATTCATTAACTCTGTAATTCTATTGTTTGGTATTAATTGTGTAGAACCGTCATCTGCAGTAAAGTGTCCACAGGTTATTTGGTGCATTCTCATAAGTTGTGTCAATACGGTTATTGTAGATGTAACTTTACCATTAAGTGTGGCAAGGGCTGTTTTTTTCATTTGATCATATGTTTTTCTCTGTTCACTTGTAAGAACAATATATCTTTTTGTAAAATTTTTAGGCGGTAAATCCAAACAATCTTCTTTTAAAACTCTGTAAGAAAATGGTTGTAATTTATCGGATAACTCTGACAAATTTTGAAATTTATGAACAACTTGTATTGTTCTCCCTCTTACGTGCATAGATTTCATTATGGCATATCTATTTCTAAAAGAATAATAAGATGCGTGATCTAAAAGATAAGGATCTAAAAAATAACATTGTGTATATAAATCTAACGGATTTTTTGTAACAGGTGATCCTGTCATTATTCTTCTATATTTTGCGTGGGCACCAAGTTGTATAATATTTTTAGTCCTTTTAGCTGTTGGTGTTTTAATAGTTGTAGACTCATCAATAGCCATTAAAGTTTTATGTGAGTTTAAAAACTTAGAAGCGAACTTCATACCCTTGTCTGTGCTAAATGCTTCGACATTCATAACTAAAATATGTAGAGCAGTTTCTATTTCAAATAATGATTCTAATTTTTCTTGTTGTGTTTTAGTAATATTTGGTTGCCACAATACTGACACATTTTCTATGTGATTTGGTAAATGTGTAGGAAGTTCTTGTTCATACCAAGTTTTTACTACACCTTTTGGAGCAACTATTAATGCACCATCTATTTTACCTTTATCGTAAAGCATGGACATGTTATCAATTAACACT